TGTGTAAAATGTATTATAATGGAGTAGTTGCATTATTGCAGCAGAATCGAAATTGGTGTCATGTATCGGTTGGTACAAATCCCTATTCTTTGGATTGGGGAGAAATTGTATCAACTCTCAGACGAAAATCGGAACATATGGTTGCTGGAGATTTTGAAGGATTTGATGCTTCACAGCATATGTTGCTTTTGCAGGCAGCAGGTGAAGTATTAATTGAAATCTCTAGGCGGTTTCTTCAATCAACAACTGAGGAAATTAAAATTATGCGTGTTTTATTGGTTTCGCTAATAAATTCATTGCATATTACCGGTTCCGAAGTGTATCAGTGGACTCATTCATTGCCCAGTGGTCATTATTTAACAGCGATGATCAATTCTATATTTGTCAATCTTGCTTTTGCATGTGTCTGGCAGATCGGTAAGAAAGAAATTTCTTACAGAATGGCTAGACATTTTTGGCAGGTGTGTGGAATTGTCGCTTACGGTGATGATCATATTGTTTCTATTCCTGAAAATGAATTGGAAACGTTTAATCAGGAGTCTTTGGTGATCTTATTCCAGAAAATAGGTCTATCTTATACCATGGAAGATAAAGAAGCCAAAGCAGAAAATCCATCGCGTTCTATTTTTGAAGTTTCATATTTGAAACGGAAGTTTAGGCGTGATGGTGACATGTCGCGTTGGTTGGCTCCTCTAAGTTTGGATACCATTTTAGAAACACCTCAATGGATCCATAGAACGCCAGATAAACGTGCTCAAACAATCGCAAATTTGGAGTGGGCTTTAAAAGAGTTAGCTCTCCATGAAGTGGAAACATGGAATGAATGGGCACCAAAACTCCAGAGAGAGTGCGAGAAGTTGCAGCATTATACGACGTATAGAGATCAAGCCTATACTAAACGCGTATGTCTTGACCAAGACCTTCAAATGTGATCTTGTTAGCACAGTAAAATTTATCTCGTTAAAAATGTGCAAAACATGCTATTTGAAGAAGATCCTTAGGTATTTACCTTTACTGCCCAGGATGGGATGTGGCAGCCCCACAATATCCAGGGCACCGAGATTGCGACTTATGTGTTTAAGCTGACACTAAGTCAAAGAAATTAGCTTGCCGTACAAACTAATATTAATAATAATTATATAGCAAGTAGTTCACATGAGGTTGCCCCAGAGCAAACTAATAGTGTGGAGGAAGTAGCACAGATTGTCACTTTTGCTGATGATCAAGCTGTCATTCCTGAGCATTTTCCAGCAGAATCAGTTCTTTCGGGAGCTGATAATGCTCAACACACTGATTTGTTGAACCATTCAATAATATCTTTCTTGAATCGTCCTCAATTTATTGAGAGTTTCAAGTGGGTAAAAACGTGGAAAATTGGGAAAATTGTTGATGATGGAGTTAATCCATCGAAGACCAAGTTAGATTACTTGATTCCTGATTTGGGTATGACGCAGATGGTAAGGGCGA